TCATCAAGCTTCGCAGCTTTTCTGGTGCTTTCAGCAGTTCCAAAAGACTGCTTTCCCGAAGCATCACGAATGATATCCTCTATGTCCTTGACATTTGTGGCTATCTCCCTTAAGGCGCTGATTATGTCCTGCTCAGCCATCTAGACCCTCGTTGATAAGTATCATTCTCTCGACTTATCGAATCTCCTCATCATCTGTTGAGTCATTCTATCGATGTCGCGAGTGGTGACTTCCTCAGCGCGATTCTCTCCTTGATTCGCTTTCTTTTGGCTCTCTAGATCCTTGACGAACCTCTCGATCATCCATCGTCTGTAGGGGAGAGGCATTGATCTAACCTCATTCCAACCCAGCCCAAGATGCTTGATCAAGACATAGTGTTCTTCTAGGACTGACCCTATGTAGTCAGTCCCTAGGCCAAAAAAAGCTCGAGCCAAACGGCAACGATATCTTTGATGTATCGTTGCAGAATTGGCATCGCATGTCAACCATCATGTCTATCCCGGGCTGGTTGTCATCCATGAACCGCCTAAGACTCCTGGAATCCATCGCTGGCATCGACCTAATAAATCTAACGATCTCACTCCTGTCGGTGATCCCGTCTACTGAGATGATGCTCTGCTCAAGTCGAGCAGTTACATTATTCTCAACCACCATGTCTGGCATGAGTTGCTGCTTGCGATCATTGGTGGTCTGGATCTCCTCCTCATCTGCTCCCGTGAGGAACTTGAAGAAGACTTTCCTCTTGCTGACTGGCAGATTAAACTCGAAGCAATTCTGACCGTGTGTCGCTGGGCTAATCTGCAGACGCTTAATACCGAGCGATGAGAGATCAAACATGTTGCTTGACTCCCTGCTGCATGCAGGGCAAGTCGCAGACGCGGTATAGTTCGATCCATAGCCCGTGATCCTGATTGAAATCATCAGGGCATTCCTGTCACCGATTATCATCTTTTGAACATCTACATCCTTGTCTATCAAGCATGACTTGATGAGATGTGTGATGACAGTCCCTTGCTTGATTAGCGCACGGCTGGTGAGGATGTCCTCCTCCTTTGCAGTCATCGCCTTGATCTCAAGCGTCTCCTTGCCGTGCAGCGGTGATCCAGGAGGATAGATAACACCTCGGGATGGGACTGGGACAACCTCAACAGGAACCTCCCAGGCTATGCTCGTAGGCTGCTTGACCTCTTGCTTCTCGGCCCGGAAGATGTCATTTTTTCCTTCTCTTGCCATATGAAAACACCTCGTAGTTTAGTCTACGAGGTGCCTCATGAGGAGTAAATGGAAGAGCTCTATGACAATCTGTAAATCAGAATTGAAGTACGCACGTATCAAATCTGAGAGTAAGCGTGATGTTCGAAGCTTCACTTGCGTTTGAGTAGTCTAGATTGCTAAAGTTTGCCGATGTTATGAACGCGCCCTTCATATCCCAAAGCTCAACAACTGTCCCGATAGGATCCAACATTTTAATCTGACAATCTCTCTTGTAGAAGTCAGCGTAACCGGCGCGTCCTGACACTGTCTCGTAGTGTGTCCTGATCCACTCCATGACCTGCTGCGCGCCTGAGGGCGCGATTGGATCGTGGAGAGCGATCTGCATTGTCTCAAATGTCTGCCTGCCTGCGATGTACCTAACTGCATTGATAAAGGGAATCTCAAGAACCTGGTGGGAGACGGATGGACGACCTGCCGTCTTCATGAGAAATGAGTCAATTCCCTCAAGTGCAAATACCCACCTAAAAGTGCGCTTTGGCTCAAACTTGTTAGGTAGCATATCCGTGACTGATAGAGTCTCTGCCATTTTAATCTCCTGTCTCTTCTATCTATTCTGTATCTGAAATTAGTCTCAATACGTACCTGCGTTTCTAACCTCAAAGGATAGCGAGACGAACTCGACTGACCTTGTTGGCTGAACGTAGATTTGTCCTCTGATTGTGTTGTTCTCGATGTCGGCCTGAGTTGTTGTTGACGTATCTATGACAACCTTATACCTGTCTAGACCGCTTCTCTCCTGAATGCTCTGGAGAATTGGGTTCACGAGTGACTTGAACCTATCAAGTGTCTCAACCCTGTTGGGCTCAAACAGAAGGGTATTTCCAACGAGCCTGACAGCCCTTCTAATCTCAATAAGAAGCCTTCTGACGTTGACTCTATCGAGAGCATTGGCTGCGAGCTGGAGCGTCTTCTGCCCCCAGACAACGAAGCTAGTATTCGAGAAGTCTACTATCGGGTTGATTCGAGCATCGTACAAGGTGTCGAGGTCTGGCTTCGAGAGAGGGAGCGTAGTTGACAGTGTCGAGGATAGCGATCCCCTTGCAAATCCCGCTGCCGCGAACCATGGGAATCCGATAGAGTCATTCAATGAGAATGCGCCGAGAACTGGGACCGATGCAGGAACTGAGACCAGAGTGTTTGTTGTTGGATCCAGCAGGTTGACATCTGGGAAGTATGCAGCAGCGAAAGAGCTGTTTGTTCCTCTATTCCTGAATGCTGATACTGTGTACTGAACAGATGCTTTCTGGTTTGATCCAGTGACATAGGTGTTGGTGGTGTCATAGTTGTCAACATCCATGATGTAGAGAGAGTCAAACCTGCTCTCAACAGCTGATATTGCGTAATCAGTGACGCTGGTGTGTCTTATTCCTGGAATTGTGAGAAGCTTGATCTCCAAATCAGACTTGTTTCCAATTATGTCGACAGCCTTTCTGTATGCTGAGACTGTTGGTCCGCTTATTCCACCCTGGTTGGTGGAATCAATGTTCTCCCTGTAGACAGCGGCGTTTGTCATCTTCGTGCGATCTGAGTTGAAGATATCAAGTCCGTCGAATCCACCTTGGAAGAATGTTGAGAACTTGGCGTAAGTCCTATTGCCAGAGATCTTAAGGTCACTAAGGCGTAGAGCGCGTGTCTTGTTTGCTTCATCGGGTGTTATGACGCCGTTTCTAACGTAGGAAGCTGAAAGCCACTGATCAACGTCTGCAACTCCGTCGGAGCCTGTAACAACGCTGATTCTATCAAGGCTGAAGAGGTTATTGTTGAACCTGTCGCAGTCTAGAATAGATCCATTGACGTTAGCGGCACCTGGATTATTGCCGACTGCGAACTTGAGATCTGACGCTGCATAGTCTGGGAAGTACTTGACGAATGACTCCATCGACGCATCGGTAGTTGAACTCGCATTGGGTTCAGCAAGACTTGTCTTCTTGTTGAACTGCACACCCCAGTACAGGTTTGCCTTCGCTTGCTTGTTGGGAGAAAGACCCGTTGCGACATTGGTCCTAAATGGAACAGGTATCTGAACTGCCCTAACAAGTGCATTTGTCGATGACATCGTATTAGGATCGTAGACGTTTGTTAGCATTGTGCTACCTGACGTCACGAGGTGAGTTGGTCCTCTGAATCCGAAGGGAAGAGCTGTGGGAGGAACTGCACCGTTCTCGATCTCATCAGAGAGAACAACCCTGATGTACCTAGAGTTATTCGGAAAATCTCCCTGGACAACTAACTTCTGTGATGAATTGACCTTGTCAAAGTCGAAGAATGTCTTCTGGTTGCCGACAACACGCGCGAAGTACTGAGGCGATGAAGGATTCATGCTCAGCCCTCTGAAAGTCCCGCCGTCTATGACTTTTGGAGTCTCATCAACGTCAGCGAAATCTCTAAGAACGATGTCAAACGTTCCGTACGAAGGATTGTCTGTATTCTGGTCTGGAACCAGGTTCTCTATTGAGACCTTATACGATGTATTTCCGTAAGCACCGTCTGAGCGGAGCTCAACACTGAAGAGATTGTATCTTGTTCCACCAAAGTCCTGCGAGACGAAGAACGGAGTGGTAGGAGTCCTAAACCTGTCTGTGAACTGCTCGTAATTAGGAACTACAGTTGATCCTGCATTCCTTGCAAGAGAGCTAGTGGTTATGAAGACGCAGTCATGAAGTCCTGCATCGTTGCCTGGCATAGGTGTGTTCTTGAGAACGCCAGAACCTGTGACAACGGCATATGAACCTGGAATATCATAGCTTGCATAGAGAAGATGACCCTTTGACTCAAGACTGAGCGGGTCCTTGTTCAGAATGCTTCCGAAGTATGATGTGCTGTCGTTTGCATCGAATGAAGCAGTTATAACATTCGCAGAACCATCAGATGGATTGAATCCATTGAGTAGCATGACGAATCTCTGCGATGACACTGACATCGATCCAGTGAGACCACCCTTCAGAGGAGAAGTTGATGCTGCTGTCGAAATAGAGGGAGCGCCTGAGCTATTTGCAACTCCAGTGCTTCCCGAGAGAGATAGGACGACGCCAGATGGAACCATGATGATTCCGCGAATTATCGGATGTGCAGTATTGTTTCCGATTGACTGGATGCCTGAATCGCTGAAGATTGTCGATCCAGCAGACTCTGACATGAAGCATCCTAGGAAGTATGTCCTTCCAAGAGGTCCACCGTAGACTGACTGTGCATTCTTCCCAACGATTCCGTTGTCCTGGACAAGCTGGTTTCCGACAACGAATCCTGCATTGATGACTGCACCCGTTGAAGAATCTCTCTTCTTTCCGTCACCGGCTCCGAGAACTCTAAGGAATGTGCATGACTGCGCGTTTCTTAGCCACTCGTTGACTGCTAGAGGACCAAACTTCTCACCATCAGTCTTGCCGAATCTCTGAAAGAATTCGCCGATATTCCCTACTGTGACAGGCACAAACGCAGGGCCTAAATTAGACATACCAATGACAGCAGCCGGAACTCCAACAGGATTCGACTGTGTCTGTCCTGTGAAGTCTGACTCTATAGCCACAACTCCTGCGCTTGAGAAAACTACTTCTCCTGCCATCTTTATCTCCTAATGTTTCTAAATATCACGCGAAGCTAACTCCAGAGCTGTCGACGATAAAGTTGACAGCTATGAACTCAACAGCACGGGTTGGTGATATGATTATCCTTCCGTTTAGCTTGTTCTGGTTTATATCACTCTGTGTGTTGTTAGTTGCATCACAGACGACCTTGAACTGATCAACTCCCTGCTGCGTCTGTATGAGAGCAAGCTGGGGTGTGATCGAGGCGACGAAATTGGCGCGTGTTGCAGCCGTATTCTGCTCAAAGACGACGTTAAGTGCAGCAGAGGAGACTATCCTCTTGACCTCGAGTAGAAGTCTTCTGACATTTACTCTGTCAAGGGATGACCTAGCCTGCTGCAGTGTCTTCTGTCCGAATATAACGTAACCCGTATTCGGGAAGCTAGCAATCGGGTTGATCCTGTTGGTGTACAGAGAATCACGATCAGCGCTGTTGAGTCTAGCTGCGACGTTGGACACATTTAACAGGGCACCTCTGTTGAAACCAGCAGGTGCGAACCACGGGAATGAGACGCTGTCATTAAATCCAAGGGCACTGAGTGCTGCGACAGACGCTGCAACTTGCACTGGGTTACCTGTTCTCTGATCTATCACAGAGACGTCAGGGAAGTACGTAGCTGTGTAGGAGTTATCAAGTGCACGACCAGCGAATGCCGAGATAGTCTTGTCAACGTCTGGCCTTGCAGACGTGTAGTTGAAAAGTCTGCTACCGTTGTCATCGTATGATGGGATATCCATCAGATAGATTGCCCGTGAGTAGTTTGCGGTAGCGTCTGCGACGTAATTTGTCACAAATGCATCCTTGATTCCTGGCACCGCAACGATGTTCGTGGTGGACCTAACGGGATCAAGTAGCAGCGATGATCCTACTTGGTATGACTTGACATAGCAGTTGTTATTTCCCACACCAGGTTTGAAGCTTGCGTCAAGCCCAATATTCAGATTTGATCCCGCCTTCCCACCTGTATCGCTGGAAGTCGCCTTGTCATTCATAAGTGCCATGTCCTTGTCGAGGATATTTGTTCCGTCAAATCCTCCGTAGAACATGTTGGTGAACTTGGCGTAGTTCTTGAACTTGTTGAAGTACACCGAAGAAGTGAGAGCAGCAAGAGATGCGAGAGTAAGCCGGCTTAGAGATCCGTCTCTAACAGTGTAGTATGATGCATCAGGATTGCCATTCCTGATGTAGGCTGACTCCCTGATCACGTCCTCAGCAGTGCCAGTGAGGTAGGAGTCGATTGTACCTTGAACGCTGTTGTTAAGCAGGTCCATTGGAAGTGCAACCCTTGCTAGCGTGAACTTGTTATTGTTGAAAAGGTCAGTGGCTGATCCTGTAACAAGCGCGTCAATCTTCTGGATGCCGAGGAACTTGCTGTAGTTCTGGACAATCTCGTTCTGAGCAGTAGAGAGGTTAGAGTAGTAAATTGAGTCAGCGACTGAGGAGGTTGTTGAAAGCCTCTCAAACTTGACACCCCAGAAGAGACGAGAATCAGTCAGCTCGTATTGACCTGGCTGTCCTTTGAATCCGCTAGCTGCAACAGCGTTCTTTGTGACCTTGAACCTGAATGGGACAGGTGGAAGAATTGCTCTAACATTGTTTGCAGAGTCACCCGTTGCAACTACTCCCAAACGAAGGGGAGCTGGTCCAGCAATACTTGATATAGCAGAGCTACCATCAGAGAGAGTGTCATTTGTCTTCAGCACTGGAAGTCCCCTGAACCCGAAGGGAATTGCAGTGGCAGGAATCTGTCCCCTCTCAAGTTGAGGATTCATGATAACTCTGATGTATCTGGAGTTGTTTGCATAGCGGCCAGAGTTCAGAAGCTTACGATCTGAGAGAGACTCTGCATCGAAGTTGAAGTACGTCTTCAGGTCTCCTATGACTCTCCCAAGATAGTTGCTGGATGCTGGATTGAGATCACAGGGTCCAAACTGCTCCAGAATGCGCATGTCGGTGTCTGAGTCACTGAAATCCCTGACCAGAACTGCGAAGCTTCCGTAGGGATTTGTCGTATCCTCTGACTTAACGATGTTCGATATTGAGACCTTGAACTTGGATGAGGCGTTTGCGCCATCTGCGATTGTCTCGAAGCTGAACAGGTCGTACTCAATGTTTCCGAATGGCTGTGAGATGAATGATGTTGTCTTGGGTGTAGAGTATCTGGAGTCAAACCTTCCAAAGAGGTTGTTGAACGTATTGCCGCTGAATGCGTTTGTCGTGCTGGATCCAGAAAGAATCGTCACAGCCCCTGTGTCTGCTGAGACAGCTGCTATCTCACTCTCGACTGGGAAGTGTGCGTAGAGGACGTGCTCCTCCTGCTCAAATCGGAGAGGGTCAGTGTTTAGAACCTTCGCGATGTAATTGTCACTCTGAGGATCAAGAGAGGCAGTAAGAATCCTGATGCCTGTGAAGCCCTCGGTCGTTGCGAAGTTCTGAGTGCTGCTTGAGACAACTAGCTTGAAGCAGTTATAAGTGGGAGAACCAGTGGTAGCGCCGAGCGTAGCTGCGTCGTCAGCAACATTTGTGTTGCTGTACGCCTGTGTCGCATCAAGGATCTGTAGACGAGTACCAGAGGCGAGGAGAACCATTCCTCTGACAAGTCTTGCAAAGTTGCTTGAAAGAGCAAAGCTCACGTTATCCTGGAACTCAGGATAACCAACAGACGATTCAGCTGAGACCAAGTGCTTCGCAGCGATAAACTGCACGCAACCCTTTGTACGGTTATCTCCAGAACCAACTGCGGATCCCTTTATGATGAAACCTGCACCCTTGACAGTTCCGAATGCCTGTGTTATAGCGATTTCACCTGCCGAGGAGTTTCCACCAGCACCAAGCACCCTAACGAATGTGAGTGCAGACCTATTCCTTAGGAACTCTGCAACTGCATATGGCGCCATGTAATTGTGATCAAGTCCGCCAAATAGGCTTGTGAACTCACTGAATGAACCAACAGTGATAGGAACAAAGGCTGGACCCATCACAGCTGTGCCCACAACTCCCGCTGGCACCCCAAGGATACCGCCAGGAGCTTGTCCCGCCAGTGTCTCAGTCTCAAAGAATCCAGGTGAGCTGAATGTCTGCTCAGCGGCCATGTTTTTTCTCCTTAGTTGCGTGTCTAGCCAATCTAACTATCAGGTCACTGTCTAATTATCATCACTCTGAATCATTCTCAAGGCTTGTTACTACGAGGCTACTCGCAACAATCTCTCCAGTCCTGGAATCGGCTGCCAGTATGCTGACAAGCTTTTTGATGCCCTTCCCAGTAAATGGATCAACTACAGTCTTGACCAGCTGAGTTCCGTCATCCCGGCGCGACACATTGCGGGTTCCATCAGGATTCACATCATCAGAGTCTGACAGGACAAATCTGTTGACCTTGTCGCCTGATGGCCCTAGATCTGGCTTGACAACCTGGGTTCCGACCTGTGATATCCCAAAATTGACAACAGGAGCTGATAGGTACTTTCTCCAGGGCAGGGTGAGGCCAGGCTGCTGGTTGGCGATGATGTATCCAGGAACTTTAAGCCCAAATGTATAGCG